CCCTACCGCACCAGTTCCTGCTACACCTGTCTCGGTAACGTTGGCATCGCCTGTTACCGTGACAGATCCTACTGCACTTGTACCCGCTACACCTGTTACTTCAACAGGTACAGCTTCACCCCAAGTACCGGAGCCCCATGTGGATCGGCCCCAGCCTGTTACGTTTGCCATTTTAGGCTATGCGAATAATTGCGTTACTCGCATCAGCCGCAGGAAAAGCAATCGTAAACGTGCCAGCCGTAGCTGTCTTGTCTGCACCAAAATCCAGCACGAGGACAGAGGTGTCGCCACTTGTGTCTTCGTTGAAAATTAAAGCACCTCTAGCCGTAAACGTCGCAGTAGACCATGAGGTATCCGCAAAGTCAGTAAGGGCGGTTGTGCCACTCGTAGAGGGATCGACCCTTGTTAAGGTGTTTCCTTTTGCCGTGTAGTTTGTACCACTGATTTCATTGCTTGTGGTGTACGCTGTGGTGCTGGCACCTAGTGAAGCATCACTGGTGTACAAAGCAATCTTAAAGGTGTCGCCGCCACTATTTAAAAAATTATGCTTTGCTTCCAGCAATTCTTTTTTAAAAGAAGTGCACATTGCCTGTGTAATAGCCATTATAGTTTCTCCACTGAGTTGGCTAAATCATTGTGACCCGCTGACCTCAGCAGGGTAATAACCTTAGAACGGTCCTCCTTGACCGCCTCCCACATATAGTACTGAATGGCCTTGTGTATATACGACTTAAACGCCTTGGCTTGTTCGGCAATAGTTGGGTGGGCATTGCTCCCAACAGAAACAATGGTGTCGGCGGCTCTTTCCGCCCAATGGCTAGGGCCCAGGTTGCCGTCCACACTTGTCGTGACGGTCACGCTTCCTACGCCAGAGTCAAGGTCAAACACTAGGCTACGCTCATTCTAATAGTGCCGTCTCTGTATTCATCCGTAGTCATGCGCCCTTCAGCCTCAATCTTCAGCAACTGTAGGGCTTCATTAAATCTTTGTTGATACAGCTGCATCATATCAGCCTCACCCTTCATATAGGTATAGGCTTCTACGAGGCATCCATAAAGAAGAACCGTATCCGCATTGGTTCCAAGCCAAGATGTACCATCTGTTACGATGGAGTTTGGCATATAGTAGTAATGCAGTTCTGTTGTGTAGTTTGAGTCAGGCGTCGGGCCGACAATAAACGTGTCGCTCGCAAATACACCGTAGTACTTAGGTGTACCCTTTGTAGACGCATTGGGATAAGCAGATCTAATGAAGTTTGCGTCTTTGTTTATTAAAAAAATCTGGTTACTAGAACTGGTTATACTAAGGGAAAGCGGAAACAAAAAGTCTGACGGCATCGCCAAATAAGTGTTTCCGTCTGTCATTGTGCCGGAAACGTTCTTTCTGTTTACTGGTAGGTTTACCGACCTATATATGCGTTGCTCTGTCTGCTTTACAAACGTGGGTATCGCGTTGCTAAAGTCCGTGCCCGTGTTGTTTGTGTAGTCCTTGATCGCTGCTGTCAGCTCGGTATAGTTCATGTGGTAACCGTCACACTCCCAACCGCCGCACGCGCAACAAGGTTGCCCGAGGTGTCTGCGTTTCCGTTTCCAACGGGATCAAAAGCAAACAGCCTGCGGCTGGCATTTTCTGAAGTATCTGGACGAGGGTCACGAAGCGCTTCTGGGTCTGTATAATCGCCTAGCCTACCTAAAAAGTTTTGAGGCTGGTCCTCGTCAAGCATGTCGCGCCCAACCATTAAACCGGTCATGCGACCCGCCCTCACCTGAGGCACCAAGTCCTTTAGCTTATATCTAAATCCGGTGCGATCACAAAACCCAAAAGCGTATTTACCGGTGGCAAATCGTGCCATTAGTATCCTCCAGGCACGAAGTGCACCGAAGCCCGGTCTCGGTCTTCTTGTTGCGCAAGGTCCCACTGAAACTCGTACTCTTGCTTCAACTCCATAGAGCGAGGAAAGGCTTCAGGGTATTTCTGCGAAATGCGAAACGCGAGACCAGAAACTAGTGCAGGCAAAAAACGCGCAGGAACATCTGGGTTTGTAGAAGCAACCGACCCAGTGTCTTCAATCCTTCTAATTCGCTGATAACCAAAGGTGTACACCTTGTCAGGTGTAGGCCATAAATACGCGACAGGAGCGGCCCGCTGCTTATCAACATAAATATTGACTGGGCGGCCTTCTGTTTTTTTGTTGGGGATCGTTGAATACTGAGACACACTAAAGCGAGACAACGGCAAGTCGTTTTGGCTAGTGCCTGTTCCGTCGCGAATAAAGTATTCAATCAAGTCTACTGTGTCGGCAGGAAGCGTCACCGTCGAGGTGCTCGCAACAGTGCTTGCAGTCCCCTCTTCCACGCACCAAAAATTTAGACCACGGTTCGCCCACTCAAGACTAAGAAGGTTCAAAGACCTCCTGGCCGTCTCGACATCGTAACCTGTTTTCGACTGAAGGCCGCAACGCTCAAAGGCTTCCTCAATAACCTCTGATATGTCGAGGTTGAATGTTGCAGTTCCCGAGGTAGCCATTACTTACCAACCTTTTTCATCGCCGCCTTGTGCGCAGCTGTAAAGGTTGAGCCCGCTTTCATGCGACGGCGCATTTCCGCCATGTGTTTTTTTGTATGATGCTTGGCGTGCCTAGCGAGGGTGTCCTTTTGTCTTTTTGTTAACTGCCTTTTCGCGGGCTTTTTCTTTTTAGTTGTAGCCATCAGTTGTCCTTAAACTTTTGTTTAGCAAGTTGCTGATTGCTTACACATTTAGAAGGCATTTTTGAGCCATTACCTATGCGGCCCTTTGCCCTGTTTTCCGAAAACCGCCTCAGGTCTTTCATAGAGTTTCTAACAGACGCCTTTATCATTCCGGGGGTTACAATTTCTCCCCCATCAGCTTTTTTGGACACCCAACTACGAGCCATTTCCGGCTCGTTGGCGAACATCCACCTTCGCTGTTTATCACTCTTAAAAGGCATTACTCGTAGCTCTTGCCCATCTTCAACAGGATTGAATAACGGTCACCGCTTGAGTGACCCGTAGTGGTAAACATGATGTCCCCTGTTTTACCACTTCCCGAGTTGTTGATGATTGGGCCGCAGGACCTAAAGTCAAAAAATCCATAGCCGCTAAGTGTCCAAGCGACTACATCTGTACTTGCGTCCCACAAAAGGTCTACGGTCATTCCGCTGCAATCGTACCAAATTTGCTGAATGGAAACTCCGGTGCATGCGGCACCAGTGCCTGATTGGGCTTGAAGCGCGGAAACGTCCACCTTCTTTACGGCGGATTCGCCTGTGCCGTCAGAAATATTGGTAAACTTCATGACGACAGATTTGTCGCCATCTTGCAGAGTCTGCGAGGTTACTGCGTCGGCCATCTAAATCTCCTTATGGGAACAAGGGGTTTACCCTACCCATGGCAGAAGATTGGGCCACCCATCCAAACGAATGGGTGACCCTCTCTTGTTGATTACGGTTGGTCCGTAAACGCAGGTGCGTCTGCGCCTTCGGTCTGACCCCAAATGATCCAGTTCGTGGAATCCTTTGCCACAATATTGATCTCCATGAGACCAAAGTCCGTGAGGGTCAGGATTGAGTTGGAGTCGCCATCTGCGTACACAGATACGTTGTCTGCGTTAGAGTCCAGATGGATAACTCCGCCGATGAAGTAGTTGGTGTCGGAACCAGTGTCGATAATCAGGTTCTCGGTTTCTTCTGCTGCTCCACCGTAAATAAACTTGAACGACACACCCTCAGCTGGGCTAGGAAGTGTCAGTGTGCGGTCGGCTGTAATCGCCGGAACGACCACAACCCTGCCACCGTGGGTGGCCGCAGTCAGCGTGGTGTCTGCATCCGAAAGGGTTACAGGTGCAACCTGCATACCCGACCCATCAAGGGTAAAGGATGTAGTAAACGCACCCGTCGTGCCATCCTTGGAAACGACCTTAAAGCCGTTTTCGGATCGTACCGCACCACTAAAAGTGGTATTAGCCATTACATTCTCCTGTCTTGGCTAGTGTCTGCCGTTTCCGACAGTCAGGAAAAAAGAAAGGTGGGGGCAAAGGCGATGTTTCGCCTCCACCCCCAACCCAAACTACGCTCCGGGCGAGCCCCAGATCCCGAGGGGATCGGAGACGCCGAAGCTGTACCGCTCGCGAGCCTTGTAGCGAACGTTTCCGGTGTCAAAGTCACCGTCCATGCTCGTCTCAAGTGCAACACGATTGAAGTGCTTCATGCCGTTCGGAACATCCGTCAGCAGGAACCATGCGTCCGTATCGGTGAGATAGTGGTTCACAACGGTTCCGCCAGGAACAACACCCATCGAACGCACAGCGTTGATGTCGTTGTCGGCAGTTCCAGGGCGAAGCTCAGACTTCATAATCCGCGCCGCGACAAACTGAAGGTCGGGCGGGATCACAAGTTTCTGGGGTCGCGCAGCAATCATCAGACCGCGCTCGTCCGTCCACTTGCCAATCTGAATCACAGCGGCCTCAAGAGAGGTCTCGTTGAGGTCAACAGCCGTAGCTGGGCGGTTAGAGTTCTTACCACCCGAAACGAGTGGGTGACCGTCACCACCAGTTACGCCGTCACCAGACGCCGTGAAGAGGTTTACACCATCGCCACTCTGGTAGGCAGCAGTAAATCCGTTGTTCAGCGGAACAACAGCCTTGACCTGCTTGGTGTGAGCCATGGCACGAGCCAAGGCCTTGGTGTAACGGGCTGACAGGGAGTCATAGAGATTGTCCTCCATAGCTTCTTCCGTAATGGCGAAGCCCATGGCGATGGTCTCATGGTTGTAGCGAGCCGTGAAGCTCTCCTGTGCAGCGTCGTACGAAATCGCAGATCCTTCGTCCTTGACGGGGGCTGCGTCGAAGCCCGAGAGCTTCACTTCTTCTTCGAAGGAACGATCCGAGCTTTCCGTCTCGTAGATTTCGGTATGCTCATCGTCATAGCGAGCATACTCCATTCCGAAGAGAGCGTTAAGCCCTGGAAGAAGTTCCTTGAGAAGTTGTGCGCGTGAAATAGCCATTGATCAATCTCCTTACAAGCCAGTGGCGTTGAGGTACTGGTGGTTGGAGGCTGATCCGCTCGACGCTGCGTTAAACTTCACAATAACGTCGGGGTAGGCATCACTCGCGGTTGTTCCGACCGGAGCAAGGCTATTTGGACCATCCACAAAGTCGAGAATGCGAAGCGGAAGCGTGTTCGTGGTCGCAGGCGTCGAGGCATCCAAAGCGTTCTTGGATTTACCAATCGACGTGCTACCAGCAGTCTGAACAACAGCCGCGTTAAGGCCACGGTCTGTGGTGTTCAGGGCTTCGTCGCCCTGCATCTGAAATACAACAAACGGGTCGTCGATAACGTAAGCCATCGCATCAGAGGCGACCGTGGACGCAGGCCACTGCGTGTTAAAGGTCTTCTGATTGGTCGTGCTCGGCGTATACGAACAACCCACAAAAATTCCGCAAGTCGTAAGCGCGGTGGTGCCAGTATCCTTCTCAATGTCACCGTCCGCAACGATCTTCACGAAATCACCATTGAAGATGGCGGTACCGTACCCGCTGGCAATCGGAAGCTGACGAACCTTTGCGGTCCATGAGCCCGAAGCACTAAGGGTACCGATGGGCCGCGCACCATATGGTGAAGCTGAAGTAGCCATTTCGGTGTTCCTAAATGTAAAAGTGTTATTAGTGTGGCTCAGCTTTTGCCAAACGCCACACGGGTTTTTCGATCTGGTGCAAGAACAGGCATCCGAGGATCGTTCTCGCGCATGTAGTTGTTGTCAACAGCCTGCATCTGAGCATCAGCGTGTCGCTGGTAGTATGCACGTCTTTGGTCAACGGTTTCCCGTGGAGCCTTGCAGAGCAGTAGTCCGCCGACTTCAATGTGTCCCTTGGCACCCCATTCAGAGTTGTGGTCACTTTGGATCTGAAGCTCTGGATGGTCTTCGGCGCGAACGGGCTCCCAGCCCTCACGAAAACGCTTTGATACGTTCGTGTTGTCCGCATTACCAACCATAGATGTTCTGATCCACCTAAAGACCCAACCATCCTGAGGGTCAGGGTCAGGTAAAATCGAAGCGGGTTCCCAAAGCATCGGACGCTCTTCGCTTTCGCGAGTTTCCGTTGTCCTTGGTTTCCGAGATGCGCGTTCCTCAGCCATCTTATCGTGTCTCCTTCATTAGTTGGGCAGCATATTGCTGTGGAGTCAGGCCTAAGCGTTCCGCGAGTCTTACTTGTGTTTTCGTCAATGTGACTTTGCGTGGCGCTGCACCGCTGTTTCGTGACGCAGGTGCTACCACGGGGTTTGCCTTTCGGCGTGTCGCAGTTTCAACAACAACCCCTTCGGTGTTGTCTCCGCTGAATTGCGCAGGAAAAACTTCTTTCATGCGTTGATCTATTAATTGATAGTACTCATCTGTCGTAGGGTCAACACCTTCATCGTTAACAAGTCTATTGTGTACCCCATAAGCAAAACTTGTCATTTCAGCGTCTTGCCCAAACCACTGGTTGTTTTCCTGCCATTCTACCGCTTTCTGGTCAGGCTGATACTCTTCTTGTACATACTGCTGTTGCGGCTGCACTTGAGCCATCTGTCGCTCTTCAGCCTGAACCTGCCGCTTCCAGTTTTCTACAATGCTTTCCGAAACACGAGGGGCCCAGTTCTGAGCAAGCTGTGCTTGCGTAAGGTCCTTTTGCGCTTCAGCAATTAGTTCGGCGTCTCCGACCTCGTGAGCCCTTTTAAAGTTTTCTTCAGCTTTTGCCAAGGCGATCTGCGCCCTGCTTTGCGCCTGCTGCGTAAGAGCAGACTGAGAATCTTGAACAAGCCTCAAGAGTCTTTGGTTTTCTGTTTGAAGGGCTTGGCCATAGCCAATAGCCTCTTGATTCATGCGCTCCAGGGCTTCTTTGGCCCTGCGTTCATCATGAAACTGACCCTTTAGTTTGTTGATTCTTTTTTGAACTTTTTTACCGTAACTAGTCAGTTCATCCCCGTCGTCCTCTTCCTGCCTGGACTTTTGGGCGTTTTCGTCTAGTGGGTCAGGAAATCTTTGGTCCTCTTTAGGCCGGTCATCGACAACCTGAACATCCCAAGATTCTTCTTCACCCTCCGGCTGAGGCTGGGGAGGTTCAATGGTCGTCCTTACGCCCAAAAACCGTTCTTCGTTTGAAGATCTTTCTGTTTCGTTGCTCATCTTAAGCCCTTTCTACGCCTCGGGGGTCCTCTACGACCGCCTCTACAGTGTCATCATTGATTAAGCGGAACTCTTTTCCGTGAATTTTAATTCTTGTGCCACTAAACGCACGGAACACAACCCAGTCCCCCTCTTTGCAGTAAGGGCCACTGGGAAATCTTGTAAAACTGGAGTAGGCGTCTGGGCCAGCCTTTAAAACAAACCCCACAACAGTAGAAATAGATTCTTCGTGCTGGGATTTGTAAGACTTGATGATCCCACCCTCCGTGGTTTCTTCAACCTCGGGCAAGGCGATCAACAACTTGTAGCCCTTGGGCTCGGGAAGCTGCGATGCAGTCCGTAGTGCTTCGTCGCCAGTAGGCGACACCTCTTCTTGTACTTCTTGAGCGAGTGCAGTCATAAGACCTCTCGTTGAATTGTGGCATCCTTTCGGATGTAGGCTCTTCTAGTTAGAAGGTTCTTCTTTTTCGTTTTCAGGGACCACCCAAAGCGCCCCATCGTTATCTATTTCAAAGTAAAAGTCTGGCGGGTCAGGCTCTACCCAAATATCCGCGTCTTTTTTTTTAATAACGCCAAAGTATTTGCCTAATTTTACCAGAACTGTCCACTTCATCTACTTTTTCTTCTTTCGTTTCTTTTTTTTATGTAAACCGTGCGAGGCAAACTGTTTTCCTCGTTTTGTTGCAGCTCTTTTGGCTTTGTTTGCGGCTGCGAGCTTGCGTCTCCCAGCTGCCGTAGACTTTAGTTTTTTAATTTTTGCTTTTGGTGCGTAAACCTCGCCGGTTTCAGACGACTTTTTGCCGCTAGGCGTTTGCCATTTTTGTTTTGTCCACTTTTTTAAACTTTTTTGGCTTTTTTTAAGTGCCATGGCCGTTTACCCCAGGTTAACGCTTTTTTCTTGAAGGTTTGCTACCCCTGTAGCCCCCGCCTTTTGCCTTGTACTCCTTTGCAAGCATCTGAGCCTTGCGAGCGGACCACTGTCCGGGCTTTCCACCCTTAGAACCAGCCTTGATTTTGTTAAACAGGCGCTTTCTCATGGTGGGTTTGGTATAATTTCCGGCTTCGTTGACCCTTGATTTAGTTTTTTTCTTAACAGCCATTACAAGTCCCTCATTCTTTCTTCTAAATCAATAATTTCGCGCTCGGTCCACGCCAACCCCTCAATCATTCCGCACATTCTGCGGTATTCTTCCATACTGGAAGCCGTTCCAACGGCCAGTTGGTCGGCAATATCGTTCATTTGAGTGCGAATTTTTTTTCTAAGCAGTGAAAAAACGTCATCTGCCATTATTTCCGCCCTCTATGTCCTTGCCGAGTTGTTGACCAAGCTGAAAACCCTTCAACTGAATGTCCGCATCGTTCTTTTCGGACTCAATTTCAGCCTTAAGAATCAACGCTTGCTCCTCTAGAGTGAGTTCTGCCATGTCAATTCGCTCCTTGCTGGCAATTTTTTCACGCTCAAGCTGCAATTTCTGCAAATCAAGCTGCTGTTTGGCCATATCCGCAGCCTGTTTGCGCTGTACCTCCATTTCTCGGGTCGCAACTTCGCGTTCGCGCATCTGAACAATGGGGTCTTGCTGTTGTTGGGCGTTTATTTCTGCCTGCTGTTGCGCTTGTTTCTTGCCCATCATTTGATCGGCGGCATTTGCAACAAGCCTGCTCAGCTTGGCCTCAAGCCTTTCCGGCAACTTCTCTGTTGACGGCGGCAATTGGACCCCAAGCTCTTCTTCGATTTGCTTGCGGAAGATAAACGCAAGGTGTTCCCTGATGTGGGCGTCCAGTGCGCCACTAATTCCACCACCTGCGGGACTGTTTTGGATTTCCTGCGCAAGTTGTGGGTCGTTTTTCAGTGCCATGTGCACCCGCATATGCGCTTCGTGGTCTTGCCACTCAAACGCCTTAACAGGGGCCATGGTAAGCATGTTCTGGTTTTCAGTAATCGGGTCCTTCGCCTCAACCTCTTCCTGATTGGGCACAACTTTTTCTGCGTTTGGAATACCAATAAGCTCCATCATCTGCCTGTGCAGAAGCGGCATGTCGTAAAGACCGGGAGCCTGGGCGGCAAGTTGAAGAGCCGCCTGGTACTGCATGATCCGTTGTGCCATAGAAGAAGCGTTTGGATCAGAAACGGGAATTACGTCAATGCGATCATCAAAGTCCTCGGCCTTAATTCCCTCGCCTTCGTCGGTTTCGTAGGGATATGCCGGGTCCGTGTAATCGCTAATAATCTCAGCAAGGATCTTGTATTCCTGCTTAAGGCTCGCGTGAATTCTTGCCTGAATCGCCGTTTGCACTTTCATGGCGCGTTCCATGATCGCAAGAGTAGTCCCTACGGGAGCCTCTTGGTTCATATCGGCAACTTTCATGTCGGCCATTGACGCAAAGCGCCTTCCTTCGTCTACAATATTACCAAGAAGTTGGTAAAGGACCCCAGAAGGCTCCTTGTACGGAAGGAAGGTGATGTTGTCGCGAATGGCACCACCCGGCACATCAACGTCCCTAAATTCTCCGGGCATGATGGGTGTGTCGTCGCCCTTGATTCTAAGCCCGCGAGTCTTCAGGCCTCCAGGCAGGTTGGACAGCGTGCCCGCGTCAACAAGCTGCCTAAGCAAACTAGTAGCAGACTTCGCAAGGCCACCGATCATGTGGATTAGGCCAAGGTTGTAAAACCCAATACCAGGAACATATCCGTAGTGGACGAAGTGCTGCTTCTTTACCCTATGCGGGTCATCTTCCGACCAATTCCTGTAAATCGAAAGGATGGTGCTGCTGCCCTTGTCAATTGTAACTACATAGGGCAGCGCAACGCCGTCAGGGTCCTCGTATCCGGGCAGGTCAACATCGACGTGCATCTCAAGAAGTTGGTGCCGTTCGTCCGAATCGTATGACGGCCTTACGCCTCCAATTTCATTGAATTTGTCTGTAATTGCGTTTTCTTCGATGTTGGAGGGCGTGAGTTCTATATCCTTATAAAACCCACTTACCTGCAACTTTTTGATCTGGTTGGTGCTGCGGGTCATTACATGAGTGTAACGCTCCGCTTGTGCCAGGTCTGATTCATTGTACGCCACCACAAAATCTTCAGCGGGTACAAACATCGACGCCGGCCTACCCAGCGACGGGTCAAAGTAGATTTTGCGAAACGCGCTACCAGCCAAGGGCAAGCTAAACAACAGCTTTTCAGTTTCTGACCTGTACTCGGTCATCACTTCAATAAGCTGATAGTTCATGTACTCTTGTACACGCTTTGCTTGTGCCTGTCTCTCGGGCGTGAACTTGCCCCAGACATGGGTCTTGACCGGCCCTTGTGCCGGCATGATTTCCTGAATCGTTTGGCTCTGAAAGCGAACTACGGCCTCAGACAGCATGGGATGAAACACACCGCATGCCCCGGCCCAAGGTTGTGTGCGCTCTTCGATCTCAAGGCCAAGCTGATCTAGGCCCTGCTCGTATGTATCTTCCCAGTCACCCCGGCTGCTTTTGTCGGAGTTGAACTTTGAGACAAGATCAAGTGCAAGGGTCTTTAGTTCGTCGTCTTCAATGAACTCAGCCAGGTTTGAGCCGAACTCATCTTGCAAATCCATCAGCTCCGCAAGTGGATCAAAGTCAACGACAACACTCCCGTCATCCATCTCAACAACAAGGGAGTCCTCGGGATCGCCCATCTCTTCAACGACCGTAAGCCCTTCCGGGCCCATCTCAAAATCGTCTTGATTAAAGAGCGGTTCGATGGATCTGTCTATCGCCACAAAATGTTCCTCTGCGTTATAAACTGATCTTAAAGAATGAGATCATTTTGCTTTATAGTCAACCATCAATAATAATCAGCTTTTCTTAACGGCAAAAACTCGTCGTCTTCCTCATCGCTTGCAATTCTAATAAACCCACCTTGACGAAATCTCATCAAGGCCTGCGTAGACGAGTCAACCAAGTCGTCATGATCACCAGTTGGAAAAGCAGCAAACTCTTCCATAACAAGCTCCGCCCACCGTGTTTTGGGTGCCCAGACATGTCCAGAGGAGAATAAGTCGGAGATTGAGTTTACGCGAGCAATTTTATCCTTGCCCCGACTTGGGGTGTACTCCCCGACAGGAATTCCCATTCTCCTTAGCTCAAAAATCAAAGGGGTCCCTGCGGCCTTTGCTTCCACGATAAACGCATCAGGCTCGTACTGTTTATACATTTCGTAGGCCCGTTGCTTTAGGTCTGGAAACTCCAAGCGCTCCTGAAAGGCGTCAAGCAAGATAATGTTTGACACTTTGTCTTCGTCGGTGAACACACCCCATGTGGTGCACGCGCTGTAGTCTGCGGTTTCTTTTGCAAGAAACGCCGTGTCCCAAGACTGAATAACAAACTCGCACGGTGGCGGATTTTTGTGGGGCCACTGCTTCCACCACTCCCGCTTGATAATTGCTGCCTGTTCTGAGGTGGGGTCCTGTTGGTACTGTGCGCTCCACTTACTGACCGGAAGTTCCGCCTTCAAGGCCTCAAGCTGATCAATGGGCCAAAAGCCTGGCCACAAGGGTTTGCCGCTTGGAAGTATTGCAGGAAACTCAATAACCTCCCATTCGTCGGAGCCGCCACGCTCAATAGAGGCTTTAATAATACTTCCAGTCAAATCTTTTTTTGACCACCGGGTCATTACAAGGCAAATCGCCCCTCCGGGCTGAAGCCTCTGACGAGGACCCGAGGTGTACCACTCGTAGGTCTTGTCATAAACCGATGGGTCGTTTAGTGCGGCCTCCTGCTCTGAGTGTGGGTCATCCACAATCAAAATGTCCGCACCCTTACCGGTGACGGCACCACCAACACCGATAGCGAAGTACTCACCTTTTTTATTGGTGCTCCACCGTCCAGCGGCCTTGGAGTCTGAGCTTAGCGAAACATCGTGAAATATTTTTTGATAGGTCTCTGAACCTACAAGGTTACGAACCTTACGACCGAATCCGACAGCAAGCTCCGCCGTATGCGCAGTCTGAATGACTTTTTTTCCTGGAAACCTTCCCAGATACCATGCAGGAAATAAATGGGAGGCAAACTCTGACTTGGTATGCCGTGGCGGCATATTGACGATAAGCCTTTTCAGGGTCCCGTTTGCGATCCGATCAAAAGCATCCGCCATGATCTTATGGTGCTCGCCTTCAATAAACGCGGGCCACACCTCTTTTACGAAAGCAAGAAAGCTCTTTTCTGCATTCTCCCTGCGCCTGACCTGGTTAATCAGATCAATAGCCTCTATCGCCTCCCTCTGTTGTTCTGGCGGAAGAGATCGTATCGCGTTCGCGACAGCGGCCATATCCAGCATCAGTCTAAATACTTTTGAAAAAACAAAAAGATTTCTTCAGCATTTTTTCTGAGGTGTTCAGATTTTTCATGCCGGTCATTCATCTGCGATTTTTGAGAAGCAAGCAAAAGCTGTCCGTATAAACGAAGTTTTTCAGAATGCTTAAGGTGTAAAACGTGTCTTAGGTGGCTTGCTATTTCTTGACTGCCGTTTCCCTCTTTCGGCTGGCCGCACTTCCGCAATGATTGACTCAATATCCTTTCCTTCCTCAATGGCCATGTTCACGACCAGGTGGGCAAGCTCAAACCATTTCAAGCTGCATCGCTCATAACCTAACTCGACGAGGTAGGTTTCCAAAATTTCATCCGCCGTCTGACCAACAAACTTCAACTTCCCCTCTGACTGAAGAGCGTAATAAGCGGGAAACATCTCAACAACTTCTTCCGGGGTCAGATCT